AGCTGACCAAGCTCATGGAGAGGTACAAGACGCTCCAAGAGGAGAACCTCAAGGCGATGGGAACCCCATGATGCAAGTCGTCAATCAGTGGACGGAAGCGAAAAGGCTCCGCGTGGAATGGATCATGCGGTACAAAGGTACCCGTCACCCCCGAAGTGAAGTGGTCAAGGAGTTGGAGGATTTGGGGGACAACCCATCCCCAGAGGCGGTGGAAGCGATTCGCAGACGATTCGGAGCTGTGGCGATCCCTACGCACTACCGCTGTGATGCTTGTAAGCAGATGTACGAATCTATCGTTCTCATTGGATGCGTCGAGAACGATTCCATGGCTTACCTCTGTGCCAAATGCCTGTTGGAAGCATTCAAGTTGTTGGAGAACGCATGAAGATCAACATCACGTTCAAGACGCCCGATGCGATGGAGAACGCCCTGGCTAACGCCAACGTGCCAGAGGAGCAGAAGGATCGCATCTACGACCGCCTCTCCGACTGGATCAAGTACGGGGAGTACGTCAACATCGAGTTCGATCTCGACGCCAATACGGCCACGGTCATCAAAACCCGTCCATAGGAGGACAGATGAAAGCGATCTGGAAGTACCAACTGCAAGTGGAGGACTTGCAGACGATGCATATGCCCAAGGGAGCCAAGGTGCTGTCTGTCGGTGTCCAGCACAATATCATCTGTGTCTGGGCGTTGGTGGACATCGGTGAGATGGAAATGCAGCCGGTCAAGTTCAAGGTCATCGGCACCGGAAACCCACCGGGCAGTCTGGTGGGCTACGCCTTCCTGGGAACGGTCATGCTCCTGGGAGGCAGCTTCGTGAGCCATGTGTTCATGCGACAGTGATTCGATCAACAAAAGTCGCCCTCTCTTTCCAAAGGACCGCTATCCATGGAATTCAAGAAGTACAAGAACGAGTACTTTCAGCCATCCATGCTGTGGCCGAATGCCGACTGGCACAAGCTCAAGACGCTGACCGTGGCTGAGACGACCACCACGCCGCTTGCAGCCGCCCACATCCTGGCCCACTGCAACAACCGCAACCGCAACCTGACGGACAGCCGCGCTCGCTATCTGGGACAGGTCATGTCCCACGGCAAGTGGGTGATGACCGGGGAGCCTTTGATCTTCGACAAGGAAGGCGAATCGCTATCCACCCAGCATCGGCTGCAAGGCTGCGTCTACAGCGGGGTGGAGATCCCCACAGTGGTGATGCTTGACGTGGACCCGATGGCCAGCGATTGGGTGGACAACGTCCGGGCCAAGACCGTGGGCGACCGCTTCGCGGCAGTGGGCATGTCCCATGCCCAGACCTTGGCCGGCATGCTCCGCGTCATGTACTGCTGGAGGATGACAGGCCAGTTGGGGCGAATTCATCGCTACCAATTCGACATGGATCAGGCGCATGAGACGATGGACGCCTTCCCAGGATTGGCCGCATCGGCGGCATGGTGCCCCAAGAACAAGGACGCGACCAAGTTCTTCCGTGGCCCAGCGATTTCTGGCAGCTTGCACTGGATCATGGAACAGGTGGGGGAGGGGCTGGGCCACGAATTCCTGTCCATGGCCGCATGCAACCGCATCCCCACAGAGGAGAAGTGGAACGTAGTCGCCAAGCTCTCCAAGCAGTTGGGCGGTTGGCGCAGCGGGGCCACTATCGAGGACGTGTCCAAGATCACGCTCAAGGCGTGGAACATCTTCCGCGAGGGAAGGCAGATCCAAACGCTGGTGGTGAGGCCGGATGAGGCGTACCCCAAGGTTTACGGGTGGAAGTACGATGGAAAAGGACGCCCCGTTTCTTGTGGGACGTTCAAGCTGCCTCCCATCGTGGAGGAAAAGGAGGAACTGTGATCGAATCATCATCGCCCACTGCTACAGGAGAGAAACGTGTTCAAGAACGGGCAGACAGAGGAGTCGATTGCGGCAATCGACTCCAAGGGGGCTTTGAGGGAATACAGCCCCAAGCATGTGTTCGTGCCGCACACCAGCGTGTTCCGCACCATTCGGCGGCTGTCCGATGAATTGCGAGGCATCGGGGAGGTGGCCATCTATACGCCTCCCAGCGGCCAGGACATGATCGCCGCGTGCGAGGTAGTGGACAAGACCGTCCCGCTCAAGGAAGGCACCCGGCTATGGCTGGGCGTGATCAACTGCAACAGCCGCAAGCGGGCCAGCCGCTACTTTGGACTGGTCACGGACCATGGCATGCCCGTCGTCTTGGACAAGTTCGCTCCTTGGTCGCATACCCAAGGGCTGGATCTGAAGAACAAGACCGAAACGGCCATGGATCTGTTCGCGGTACGGAGCGCCGAGTATCCGGCCCGCTGTGCCCGGCTGGCTGGCCGCACGATGGAGAGCGACGAGGCGGAATGGCTGATCTACAAGGCCAAGATCACCAACATCATCGGCACCCAGGTCATGAAGCAAGTGCGGCTGACCTACAAGGCGATGACCAAGACCCGCCGCAAGTCGGCATGGACGCTATGCTGCGCCTTCGGCAAGGCGCTGCTGGAGTCCTTGCCCATGATCAACCAGCCCAAGCGGGACTTGTTCAGCCAGTCTTGGGCCTTCGTTCGTCTTGTGAACGCGACTAGGCTTGTCAGCGTGGAGGGACCGCTGTGATTCCTACCGACGAATTGTGGCGCAGGTGCGTGGAACGCTCCAAGGCCGTGCATTGGAGCAACCGCCGCAGTTGGGCGATGCTGGATGACAACGACATGACCAGCGCCGCCCACATGGCGTTCATGGAAGCATGCGAGAAGTGGGAGCGGAGCCGCAAGCCGTTCCTCCAGTATTTCGAGCTTCGCTACTGCAACAAGCTGCGGGCGATGCGGAGGCGGTGCGCTGTCCGTAACCGCCTCTTGCCCCGCGACAAGCAGTACGACGTGAGGAAGACGCACAGCAAGCCGGTTCCCAAATGGAGCCATCTGGAGTTCATGAAGGAGTTGGACGCCAACGAGCGCAAGTTGGTGGAGATGGTGCTGGACTTCGACCAGCGGTTCATCCAGTCCAAACGCCGCAGGGAAGGCTCCTGGCCGGTCCAGCGGATCATGGCCATGGCGAGGCACCAGATGGGCGTCATGGGATGGGACAAGCGCAAGCAGCGCCGGGTCATCGAAGGCGTCAAGACGGCATTGATCGAATCACTACGGAGCGCATGAGATGCCGCTTCTCTTGGATCTATTTTGCGGAGCGGGTGGGTGCGCCATGGGCTACCATAGGGCCGGCTTCAATGTCGTGGGGGTGGATTTGAACCCACAGCCCAACTACCCGTTCCGCTTCATCCAAGGGGACGCCATGGCCCATTTGAAGAGAAGGTGGCATAGGTATGACGCTATCCATGCTTCCCCTCCGTGCCAGCACTTCAGCGCTGGTGCCTTGCAGGCCGGTACGAGGCATGAGCATCTGGATCTGCTGAACCCTACCCTGGACTTCTTGGAAGGCATAGAGACGCCGTGGGTAGTCGAGAACGTGCTGCCTGCCGCCAAGCGGTACAGGGCTATGCGAGCAGACATAGTTCTGTGCGGGACCATGTTCGGGCTTGGCGTATTCCGGCATCGCGCCTTCCAGTCCAATGTCCCGCTGGCCAGCCCGCCTCACTACAAGCATCGTGGCAAAGTAGGGGACGGCAAGTACGAGAGCGTGCATGGCAATCCTGGCGGCTCCAGCAAGCGAGACGGCATCAAGTGGGGCAACGTGAAGGCATGGCGAAAGGCCATGGACATAGATTGGATGACGGCCAAGGAACTGGCCCAAGCGATACCGCCGGCTTACACGGAATTCATTGGTAAAATCTTGATCGAATCACTACGGGAGACTGCGTGATGGGAATAGTTCTCTACGATTTTCAGAAGGAAGACGAAGCCCGCATGGAAGCTATGGGCCTTCGCGGCATGCTCGGACACGAACAAGGTTTAGGAAAAACCTGCCTCGCGCTCAAGCTGTTGGCCAACCACCCGGAGCTTCGCCCCGCCATCATCGTGGCACCAGCCAGCCTCAAGCTGGGCTGGGAGGACATGGCCCGCCGTCTCTTCGGCATGAAGATGGACGTGCTTTCGGGCAAGGGACCGAAGGGCAAGGGTACGCCATGGTTCATCGCCCCGCAGATCGTGTGCATCAACTACGACGTGCTGGAGGCATGGCTTCCTTGGTTGCTTGACATCAAGGCCAAGATCGTCATCGCTGACGAGGTGCAGGCCGTTCGCAATTACACGTCGAAGCGGGCCAAGGCGTTGAAGACCTTGGTCAAGGGGGTGCCTCATCTGATCGCCGCCAGCGGTACGCCTATGGCCAACCGGCCCATCGAGTTCTGGTCGATTTTGAACATGCTTGCCCCCAAGGAGTTCCCTAACTACCAAGCGTTCGGGATGCGGTATGGCCGTGGAAGGCGAACCCCGTGGGGCTGGAATTTCAATGGAGCCAGCAACCTCAAGGAGCTTCACAAGAGGACGGCCCCCTTGGTCATCCGCCGACTCAAGGCCGACGTGCTGAAGGATCTGCCGCCCAAGACCCGCAGTATGGTGCCTTTGGAGTTCATCGGCAAGGCCAAGAAGGAGTACGATTCGGCCAAGAACGACCTGATCGCATGGCTGAAGACCAACTACGGCCCTGGCGTGGCGAACAAGGCCAGCAAGGTGGAAGCCATCGCCAAGGTCGCTTACCTTCGCCGGCTGGTGGCGGAACTGAAGATGCCACAGACCATCGAGTGGATCAACGACTTCCTTGAGACGGGGGAAAAGCTGATCGCGTTCACCGTCCACAAGGCGACGGCTGCGACGTTGACCGCCGAATTCAAGGACCGATGCGTGACCGTGACGGGAGCCACGCCTAGCAAGGACCGCTTCGCGCTGTTCAAGAAGTTCAACGAAGATCCCAAGTGCGAGCTACTGATCGGCAACTGGCAAGCCGCTGGAGCCGGCTGGAGCGCCAACGCATGCAGCAACGTCGCTGCCGTGGAGTACCCGTGGGCACCTGGGGATATCCTGCAAGGCGAGGCGAGGTGCCACGGCATCGGACGCGGCCAAGTGGGGTTGCCTACCAATGCCCACTGGTTGGCGGCACAGGGGACAATCGAGATCGAGATGTGCGAGATGCTTGCTGAGAAGGCCAAGAACCTAGACGCCGTGATGGATGGCCGCACGGTGGATCGGCTCGACGTGTTCGATGACGTGGCCAACTCTCTTATGAGGGGCAAGCGATGAGGACTCGCAGCAGCGGTATCGCCTACATAGGGGCACTCAAATGGAGTTGGTGGGTATGGGATGATGTTCGCCCTGAACCGTTGGGACTACGAGGTGATCAAAGACCATGGACGTGATTAACCTATTGTCGTCCTTGGGCATTGACTTCAAACGCCACGGCGAGAACAGCGAGGTGACTTCGGGCTTCATCGGAGTGCGCTGCCCCCTATGCTCGCCCCATGGGGACCGCTACAAGCTGGGCATACCCATAGCCGTGCCATGGGTGGCCTCTTGCTGGACGTGCGGCAAGATGAAGCTGTGGGACTTCCTGATCGCCTCCGGGGTATCGCGGGAAGTCTGCAAGGAACGGCTGGGCACCCTGGACCGGGGCATCCCCACCAAGAAAGTGGTGGGCGGCAAGCTGGTCATGCCTCGCGGCGTGGTGCCCTTGATGCCGGCCCACCGCAAGTACCTCGCCAAGCGAGGCTTCGATCCAGTCATGATCGAATCATCATGGGGAGTCCAATGCACCGGCAATACGATGGACCGGACGGCATGGAGGTTGGTCATACCCATCCGCTGGAGAGGCAAGACGGTGTCATGGACAAGCCGGGCGATCAGCGACCTTGTGCAGCCCAAGTACCTGACGGCATCGCCCCAGCAAGAAGCGATGCCCAGCAAGGAGATGCTGTATGGCCACGATCTCGCGGGCCACTCTTGCATAGTGGTGGAAGGGCCGACCGACGCATGGCGGATCGGACCAGGAGCTGTGGCCACGTTGGGCACCGTGTACTCCAAGGCCCAGATAGTGAAGCTCTCCCGCTTCTCGTTGCGTATTTTGTGCTTCGACAACGAGACGAAAGCGCAACAGAGGGCCAATGAACTAGCGGGGCAGCTATCGGTGTTCGATGGCGAGACGATGGTAGTCCAGTTGGATGCCGCCGATCCTGGCAGCGCCAGCAGGAAAGAGATCAACGCCCTACGGAGGATGCTGAAGTAATGGCAAGCTTGTTCCGTCCCCCTGATATGTTCGTTCCCATACCTCCGCGAGTCGTGGTAAACCTGTATTGGGAGATCACGCACGGCCAACTGAAAGAGCGACGGTTGATCTCCGTGATGAGGCCAACGCAGCTTTCCTATTTACCCATCGGGGACGGGTCTGCTTATGAGTTCAACGTCACCGTGGAGAAGGTTCCTGAATGGCTTCATGAGCCACCCCCGCCCAAGAAGCTGTCCGACGTAGAACAGTTGCGCAAGAGTCTCGCTGGCGAGCCATGGACTACCATGATGGCTTACGCCGATGCCTTGCAGGACGCAGGCGGCAGGCTAGCCTATGGCTGGATGATGATCGCCCAAGCAAAACTGTGGCCGATGAAGGCGGCTTCCGCTCATGGCAGTTTCGCGTGGCCTTCTGCTTACTTGTCTCGCTGGCCTGGACTCTGGAGGCATGATTCGATCAGCCGCATGATGCCAGAGTACGTTTACACTAGATCGCCAGGGGGAGAGACACCAAGGGAAGACGTGACGTTCGTGACGGTGGAATCGGCGTGGCAGGCGTTGGCTTACGCATGGACTGAAATGGACGCGGAGGACGGAAGATGAGCGGGATCTTCGATGACGACGCGAACAAGACCATCAGCAACTTGGAGCCGTTGGCCATGGCTATCCGGCTCAAGGGCATCGTGAAGGACAAGATAAAGCACATGGCCCCCGTGAGTGCCGCCGGATGGGCCAAGGAACTGCGAAGCCTCATCCGCGAGACGGGCGACGATCCCATCCGGGTCGAACGGGTGCTGGATTGGTATGATAGGTACTGCGACCGGCCAGACGCGACGTGGAAGTGCCGCACGGCCCTGGCCTTCCGCAAGATGTTCTATAGCCTTGAGCAGCAATGCCTCAAGGACGCCCAGGAACTGGTGGTTATGTGCCCGCAGGCCATGGAAGCCGCTGCTAGGCTCCGGGCATTGGCCAAGTGGCGCAACGGCTCCGACAAGAAGCTGGACAGCGCCGTCAAGCGGAGCCTGGACGCCTACGTCGAGTTCCGCAAGAAGCTGATCCACTCGCCGGCTGATGAGGAGGTGGAAGCCTTCCTCATGTGGGTGTCGCCCTACATGATCCGCGATCCTATCGACTTCACGGTGGCGTGGTTCTGGCGAGCGTACAAGCGGGTCTTGAAGTGGCAGGGGTGGAACGGCGACCTTGAGCCGTTCGTGTTCAGCGAGACGTGCGACAGGCTGACCGACAACGGCAGCGACCTTGCGGCCAACTACGGGGATCGCCGGTTGTGGGAGAAGTTGATCGCCTCTTTGAACAAGGTGATCGAATCATGAACGAACAGTGGGAGAACAGGGCTAGGCAGTTGGGTGTCCCCAAGCGGATCTTTGAGGGGTTGGGCGACGGGGACTCCGTCTATCTGTCTGATTTCAGACCACTCAATGTCACCGAAGGCGAGTTCCCCACCGCTGAGATCGAGATCACCGTGACGGAGGTATTGCCAAGTGAAAGTGGAACGACGTGAGGGAGGCGTAGAGCGGCGACTGATCATTGGGATGGTGACATGCGATTCCTTCCTGGCCAGGATCGCGTCACGTTGGGAAAAGGAGGGCATGTTGCGGTCGGCTTGGGCCAACTTGATCGGCCAGTGGTGCATCGACTACCACGCAAAGCACAAGAAGGCTCCCGGCAGGAACATCCAGGCCATCTACGAGATATGGGCAGAGGAGTCCACCGACAAGGACTCCGTGGAGGGCATCGGCTCGCTGCTGTCCAGCATCAGCAGCGAGTACGCCAAGCTCAAGAAGGAGGCCAACCCGGACCATCTGGCCGACATGGCGGCGCAGCACTTCGACCGCGTCAACGCGGAGCGCCGGCTAGAGAAGGCCCAGCAGTGGCTGGACGCCGGCCACACGGATCGCGCCATCGAAGCCATGAACGGCACCAAGAAGATCCAACTTGGATCAACGCAGTGGGTGGACCCCTATGGCGACGTGGAGGCCATGCGACGGGCCTTCGAGCGCAAGAGCGAGCCGCTGATCAAGCTGCAAGGCGACATTGGGGAGTTCTTTGGGGATTCGCTTGAACGGGATGGCTTCGTCGCCATCCAAGGCCAGTCCAAGCGGAAGAAGTCCTGGGCGCTGCAAGAGCTAGGCCATCAAGCCCTCTTGCAAGGCCGCAAGGTGGCCATGTTCCAGGTAGGCGATCTGAGCGAAGGGCAGATCATGATGCGGCTCATGGTGCGAGCCGCCAAGCGCCCGCGAAGGGAGGGCAAGGCCAGGATTCCCACGGTGATGCGGAAGCTGCGGGACGGCATCCGCGTGGAACACAGGGAGGTGGAATGGGACAAGCCCTTGACGTTGGACAGGGCGCAGAAGGCCATGAGCAAAGTCAAAGGCAAGGAAGAGGTGCCCCGCTACCGGCTGGAGGTGCATCCCAACACCAGCATATCCGTGGCTGGCATCATGGAGCGGATGGCCGAATGGGACGCGGAAGGCTGGTCTGCGGACGTTGTCGTGATCGACTACGCCGACATCTTGGCTCCAGTGGTGAGCAGGGAGGACAAACGTGATTCGATCAACACCACATGGCAATGGTTGAGGCGGCTATCGCAGGAAAGGCACTGTCTGGTGTTGACCGCCACCCAGGCCGATGCCGCCAGCTTCGATACCGATTTGCAGACCAGACGCAACTTCTCCAATGACCGCCGCAAGCTGGATCACGTCACGGCGATGTATGCCCTCAACATGACCGACAAAGAATTGGGGGAGCAAAGGATGCGGATCAACTGCTTGGAGTTGCGGGAAGGCGAATTCACTGAGACGCGGGTAGTCCATGCGGCTGGGTGTCTGGCGATTGCCAATCCGTGGGTGGTGTCCTGCCATGGCTGATTCCATAGAATGAAAGGGAAGCATGTTCAAGATCAGGCGAAGTACGGCGAGGAACCTCCTCAAGCAGTTGGGGTACGAGAAGGCCGACAGCTACAGCGACAAGCTGTTGGTGGCCAAGCTGCAATACCTCAAGGACTTGACTGAGGAGGACGGGTTGGTGGTATCCGGTCCCTACAAGAGGATCTTCGCCACGCTCAGGCGGTCCCTCGCTGCCGGCGAGACGCCCAAGATCGTGGAGGAGCCGGACAAGGGGGATGGCAAGCCCAAGGGGCGTCCGAAGGCTGAAGACGGCATCCACCATACCATCATCCGCATGCTGACTAGGGCCAGCGAGTCCCGCCCGCTGACCAAGGCCGACATCCTCAAGGAGTTGTGCGAGAAGTTCGATGACCGCGATCCTCAGTCCATGAAGGTGACGCTGGACAAGTGGGTCATGAGCGGCATCCGCAACATGGGCATGAACATCAAGAAGTCGCCAGAAGGGTACTGGATCGAACCCAATGCCATGTCGGAAACGCGAGCCGACGACAATGTATAAGGAACCATCACAGGGGAAGGGTGAATGTAGTCGCCATCTGACCCCTGTCCAAGCCGTGTTTGCCGTGCGGTGGTGGAAACGGCTTTGATCCACGCCGCCGCAAGTTTTGAAGATGGCTTGCGGCGTACCTGACCGCGTGGTCCCGTGCGGGTGGCGGCTTGTTGCCGAACGGGACATTTTGGCCCTATAGCTTAGTGGTCAAGCACCCTCCGCTGGTGGGAGGGAAGTCGGAGGTTCGATTCCTCCAGGGGCCATTGATTTCGCCCACGAAAGGAAACTCATGTTTTGGCTTCTAGTCTATGACGATTTGGCCATGGCCTGGACTATAGTATGCCGCCGTGCAGACTTGGCTCAGATCATGAAGGAATCGGAGAAGGCGACAGAACAAAAGAAGCCGTGGAAGATCGTGGCTGAGATCGCCAGCAGCTTGCGTTGATTCGATCATGAAAGGAAGACCATGAAGGTAGACAGGGAACAACTGCTCACCACGTTGGAGTCCGTGGTTCCTGGGCTTGCCCACAAGGAGACTCTGGAGCAAAGCGACTGCTTCGTTTTTCAAGACGGCATGGTGCGGACCTTCAACGAGGAGATCGCATGCAGCATGCCGATCAAGTTGGAGGACGTGGAGGGGGCCGTGGTCGCCAAGTCCCTGCTGGACGCCTTGAGGCAGTTGGAAGACGAGTCGCTGACAGTGTACGTTGATGGTCCCCAACTGGTGTTCAAGGGCAAGCGGGGCACTGCGATCAAGCAGAAGCTACAGGCCAAGATCCTTCTGCCCCTCAAGGCCATCGAGATCCCCACGCAGTGGCAGGAGATCACGCCGGAATACTGCGATGCCCTCCTGATGGTGCATGAGTGTGCCAAGAACAAGGACGAGGAGCGGCCCCATGCGACGTGCGTCCACATCGCCAAGGGGCGCATCGAGGCCACGGACAACGAAACGCAGTTGATGCGGTACAAGGTCAAGACCGGCATCAAGGAATCGTCCCTCATCAAGAAGATCAGCGCCAAGCACATCGCGGAAATGGGGGCCAGGGAGTTCAGCGAGACGGAGCGATGGCTCCACTACCGCAACGATGCCGGCTTGGTCATATCCTGCTGCCGCTACAATTGGGGATTCCCCAGCGAGCAACTGGACAAGACCCTTGAGGTGGAAGGCACGCCTTTGGCCTTGCCGAAGGCCATCATCGAGGCGGTGAAGATCGCGGAGGTGTACTCCCGCGAGCAGAAGGATTCCAACTTCGTCGTGCTGTCGCTGTCGCCCGGCAAGGTGAAGCTGGAGGGCATCGGGGTCACGGGGGAGTACAGCAAGCCCATGCTGTGCGACTACTCAGGCGAGAACCTGAGCTTCATGATCCCGCCCAAGCTGCTGATGCAGATCGTGGACAAGTACGACACGGTCAACGTGACCCCCAACATCCTGTTCGTGGTGGGACACAGGTTCGCTTATGCCAGTCGGCTGCGTGACCCGGAACCGATCAAGAAGGGGAAGAAGAAGCCCAAGCAGGAGGAATGATCTTGGACGGCTTCTTTGCTGACAGCCTGATGACCACGGGCAGGAAGCCCCTTCCCGTGGTCGCCCAATGCGGAGCGTGCGGACTCCACAAGGGGTGCAAGAACCCCAAGCTGGACGTGTCTGGCAGCGGCAGGAAGGGCGTGCTGATCGTCGCGGAAGCCCCCGGCAAGACAGAGGACGAACGCGGCACCCAACTGATCGGCAGATCAGGGCAGTTCCTCCAGAAGCATCTCCGGGCGATAGGCGTGGACATGCGGAGGGATTGCTGGGTCCATAACGCCTTGTCATGCTGGCCGGGCGACGGCAACAAGATCCCCAAGTCGGAGATGATCGATTACTGCCGGCCACGGGTTGTTGATTCGATCAACAAATTGCAGCCTTCGGTGATCATCCTGTTGGGGAAATCCGCCATAGCCAGCGTGCTGGGTCATCTATGGAAGGAGGACGTGGGAGGCACCAAGCGTTGGGCCGGCTTCACCATCCCTTGTCGGGAGCCGAACGCCTGGGTGGCATGCACCTATCACCCTTCCTTCGTCATGCGGGAGAAAGCCGATGCCGAACTCTACGCTCGCGTCTACCAGTCCCACCTCAAAGCCGCCTTTGAGAAAGCCGGAACCCGCCCTTGGGAAGTCATTCCTGACGAAGCTGACAGCGTGGTTAGCCTCCCCCCGCAGGAAGCCGCCCCGGTTCTGAGGCGGTGGATCAAGAAGGGAGGCACGGTCGCCTTCGACTATGAAACTAATCGACTCAAACCGGATCATCCAGACCGCGAGATAGTGGCCGTAGGAGCATGCTATGAGGGCAGGGCCACCATAGCCTTCCCATTTCGCGGCGAGGGGGCAATAGCCTTCAGGGAATTGTTGAGGGCACCCAACGTCAGGAAGGTGGGTTGGAACCTCCAGTTTGAGCAGCGCTGGACAAGGAAGGCGATGGGCTGCAAGGTGGAGTCTTGGCTGTTCGACGGCATGCAAGCGGCCCACGTCTTGGACTGCCGGCGGGGCATAGTCGGGTTGAAGTTCCAGGCGTTCGTCAGATTGGGCTTCCCCGACTACAACAGCAGGGTGGCCCCCTATCTGAGCGGAGTGGAGCCTGGGGGCAATTCCCCCAACCGCATCCGCGAAGTGGACATGCCCAGCCTGCTGCTTTATTGCGGAACCGACGCCCTTCTTACGTTCAAGATTTGTCGGCAGCAGATGATCGAACTTGGATGGGAGTGATCATGCCTTGCCCCACTTGCGATGATATCGGGGCACACGGCCCAATGGGCTGGCCTTGCCCTACTTGTAGAGGAAAGAAGATGGTAAATCTGCCAATCGATCCCGCCCCCGACAAAGGCGTCCGCTGCAAAGGCAGTTGGAGCATCGGAAACAACTGCGGACAGTGTGACCATTGCAAGGAAACTTGCTATGAAGCCCATGACATCATCAAGCACCTACAGAAGCAATTGCGGAAAGCAATGAACGAAAAGCGGATCGCGGAGTTGGAAGCGGAGTTGAAGAGACTCAAAGAGGAGTGATCGAATCATGAATGAGCAGCAAACTATTGGCTCTGCGATGAAGGAATACGTCGATCTGGTATGCAAGTACGAGGCGGCTATCCGCAAGCATCGTGACCAGCGAGGCGATGATCGCTGCTGGATGGATGATGAGGAGTTGTACAAAATCCTACCCGAAGGCTATGTGCCGCCGCAACGCGACGAGTTGGTGGAGATTGGCAACTGCATCAAGTTCATAGGTTGCCGGCACCGTCCATCCACTACCTATGTTTCCCCGCAACGCCGCATCGAAGAGCTTGAAGCGGAGAACGCCAAGCTCAAGGAGCAGTCCAACAATTGGGGTCCGATTGACCTTTGACCAAGGAGAATCATGCTGCCGATACATATGGAACGGATCATCGAATTGGAGGCCGAAGTCAGGAAGCTGCAAAAGGAAGTGGCCCGCATGAAGCAGGAACTCAAGTATCTTGTGGAGTCGGTGTCTGAACTGATGCAAGACCACAAAAGGGGGTGATCGAATCATGGATCGCAAAGGATCGCGGATACATACCTACACCGGCAAGATGTTCTGGCCGATGGACCCCAAGCCCGAAGACGTGTGCATCGAGGACATCGCGCACTCCCTTGCCATGCAGTGCCGATTTGGAGGCCATGTCCTCGACTTCTACAGCGTGGCGGAACACTCCGTCTACTGCTCATTGCTGGTGCCGCCAGAGATGGCCTTGATCGCCCTGATGCACGATGCGGCGGAAGCCTATGTGGTGGACGTGCCTCGCCCGATCAAGCAATACCTCCATGGCTACACGGAGATGGAAGCGTTGTGCTGGAAGGCCATCACGGACAAGTTCGGCTTGCCTCTGGAGTTGCCCCCAGAGGTGGTGCAAACGGACAACGATGCCTTGCAGACTGAGATTCACCACATCATGAGGAAGACGGGGAATCCCATGCGGGTCTACGGGACTGTGCAGGAAAGGATGCAATGCCTATGCCTCTCGCCGGATAAGGCAGAGCAGATGTTCTTGGCAAGGTTCAAGGACTTGACGGCATCATGAGGTTCTACCTTGGCACCACGAATGCTTCATGGTTGCGGAGGGCCAAGGTGCCTCTGTTCGTGTCAGCACGTTCGCTAAGGAGGAAGTCCAGGCTTCCGCAAGCGTTCGCCCCATGGGCCTTGGACTCCGGTGGATTCACGGAGTTGTCGCTCTACGGCGAATGGAGGACGCCACCAGAGCAGTACGCCAGGGAGGTGGCCGATTGGTCTAAGCGGATCGGAATGATGCGGTGGGCGGCTATCCAAGATTGGATGTGCGAGCCGTTCATGATCGAGAAGACCGGCCTGTCGGTGAAGATCCACCAGCGGCGGACCATAGAAAGCTACCTCCATCTTGATTCGATCAACCCCGAAGTGAACTGGCTCCCCGTGATACAAGGCTACAAGAAAGAGGAGTACATGGAGCATTACTTCATGTACCGTGATGCCGGGATCAGGCTGGATCATCTGCCCAGCGTGGGCCTTGGCAGCATATGCAGGAGGCAAGGGACCATAGAGGCCATGCAGATCGCCAGATCCTTGTGGCAAATGGGGGTGAAGCTGCATGGGTTCGGATTGAAGAAAGAGGGGCTACGGATCGCCGCGAGGTACTTCAAAAGCGCAGACTCCATGGCTTGGAGCCTGATGGCAAGGAGAGGCAAGCCTCTCCCAGGCTGCAAGCACGCCAGATGCAGCGGATGCATCAAGTACGCCATGAAATGGCGCGAGGGGATATTGTCAGCAATAGAAGAGGGCATGCGATGACTGAGGGAAGGGAAAAGCGGGTACGAGTCAAGATCGCCCGACGCCGCACTTACACGTCAGGCGAGATAGCCGACATGATCGATTCGTCCTGCCGCACTGTGGTGAAGTGCATGGACAAAGGGGACTTGGTTCACTACCGACTGCCGCACAGCAGGGACAGGCGGGTACGCCACGAGGACTTGATCATGTGGATGAACAGGCACAGCCTGCCAATCCCGCCTGAGATCGACACATGCACGATTCTCCTGGCTGGTTACGTTTGGCCGGAACTGACGGCAAGGCTGGAAGGAAGGGGCTTCAAGGCGGTATGCGGAGAGGACGCCTTCCACTGCGGCGTCCTGGCCGAAAAGCACAAGCCCGCCGCCGCCATCTTGAACATCCCCAAGTTGGGCCGCTGGACGGCCAAGCCCATGCTGGACTACCTCAACCGGCAAGAGTGCATCTGCATCGCCTGTTCGGTGTTCGATGACGTGTCAGCGGAGGTGTTGGTCAAGGAAGGCTACGCCCAGGCGTTCCCTTGCGAGGAAGTGCCTGAGAACATCGTGGAGGCCGTGAAAGTGTTGATCGAATCACGAAAGGACAAGTGATGTACAAGGCCAAAGTTTTGGAACACAGCACCAGCGAACGGAACATGGATCTGATCAGCGTGGAGGTGGAGTACCCCCGCAAGGTGCTGGCCGAAGTAGTGACGCATCGCAAGCTCTACGACACGATGGACTCCTACGAGGAGATCGTGTGGACCGAACGGACGACCACCCGCGACCTATCCAAGAACAGCGCCAGCAGCAGGGCGATCCCGTTCGCCAAGATGCTCAAGAAGGTCATGGAAGACCCCTACGTCCCCGACAAGTTCTCTGTTGCTGGCCCTGGCATGCAAGCCGCCGGCTACATGGAGGGCATGGAGCAGGAGGAAGCTGTCCGCAAGTGGTTGATGGCCCGCGATTTCGCGGTGGGCTGCGCCATGCGTCTGCTGACCAGGGACGACCGCGAAAAGTTGGAAAGCACTATTCCTTCTTTGGCCAAGTGCCTCAATTACGCTGGCGTCAGCGTCCACTATGTTGGCCTGCCCCGTTCCGTCCATAAGCAGGACATCAACCGCCTCTTGGAACCGTGGGGGTGGATCACCCAGATCATCACGGGAGACGCCCACGGCGTGGCCAACTGGTTCGCCCTCCGCTGCCACGCCGACGCCGATCCCGCCTTCCAGAAGATCGCCAGGATGGCGTATATGAAGATCCGCAAGTCCACGCCGAAGAAGCTCCAAGTAGGGGAGTGGCACCTTCCCTACGTCAAGAACGAGGAAAAGGACGGCTTCCGCTGGTGGCCGACCAAGGACATCCCGTGGGACAAATTCCCTGATCCTGTGGTGCAGTCCATTGCCCGGTGTGCTTGGATCAGCTACGCCAACCAAGACAAGGATGCCACCATCGAAGCGTGCCGGGGCACCTTCAAGCGGCTGGTGGATCGCTTCCCGGTCCACGCTTCGCCAGCAGAGCATCAGGCTACGCCGATGACGGAGTACCACGACATGACCATGCGGTGGGCGAGGAGCAACCTGAGCGGCTGGCTCCAAGCCAGGAAGATCCTGCCGAACGAGTGCGTCAAGGAGTGCGTGTTCTCCGACGAGGAGATCGCCAGTTGGAACTTGCCAGAAGAGGAGTGATTCGATCATGAAGAAGCAAGATCCGCCCACTGGTCCCCAACAGGGGGCATCTTCATCATGCGATTCGTCTACACCAACTGGCAAGGGGTCAAGGGATTCCGGCGAGTGTTGCCGCTACGCTTGAGGTTCGCGGCAACCGAATGGCACCCAGAGCCGCAATGGCTCATGGATGCCCTGGACGTGGACAAGGGCGAAGAGCGTTCCTTCGCCATGAACGACATGCGGATGGAAGGATGACATGATTCCCAGCAATGATGATTCGATCACTACGGAGCAGCACGAAGACTGCTCCGTCTGCGGCACGACCCTCCTGGGCGTCGAAGTGCCCGAATGGCTCAAGGAGGACGCCGTGTTCTACCACCAGGGCACCGGCGAGAAGTTCGTCATCCAAGAGGCGTGCAAGATCCAGGGGCCGGGCAGGATCTGGCACGCCGCCGTCGCCGCAAGAGGCGAGTTGGGGCAGTTGGAATGCCGCCCCTTCAGCATCTGGCTGCACACCATGAAAACCACTCCCAAGCCGGAAAGGAAGCCTAATGCCTGAGTTTTTCGAGAAGTACCCCAACAACCCGAAGGAACGCCCCCTCACTGAAGCACAGAAGAGGAGGGCGGAATCCTACCCCGCTTGCAAGATCCCCCATGCGATGGCAAAGAAGCATTGCAAGGGATTCGATGAGAACTATGAGCGGCTGTTGGGGTTCGCCATGGTTTCCTACGTCCTGTGTGCCAGATCCTTCAACCCGGACGAAAACCCTGGCGGGGAAGACGGGTGGAAACCTTTCGCTGTCCACTGGACGGAAAAGAGCATGCTGGCCCAAGAGGCTAGGTACTGGAGAAGGCGGGAAGGTACTGAGACGATCAGCCTGGATGCCCCCAACGACGACGGGGGCACCATAGCCGGTGAAATCGTGGATCATAGGGGCGGGGCGGAAGCTGATCTTGAAATCAAGGAGGAGCATGATCGAATAATCTCCAAACTCAAAGGACTAGAGAGAGGAGCGGTCTATTTGTATATTCGCGAAGGGCTGACTCTCGCGGAAGTAGGCAACAGGCTAGGAGTCACGCGGGAACGTGTCAGGCAGTTGGTCGCGTCCGCAGTAGATAGGCTGCAAAGATCGCAACACTACGGAAGGGAATGCAAGACTTCAGGGGATCGGCTGAACAAGGCCAACGGAAGCCCCAAGCTGCAACAAAGGAGGCTCCGCAATCTGCGCAAAGCCATGAAGGCCCGGTCGGTGGCCATGGTGGCTATGGGGGCCATCCCGCGATGGGGATGGTACATAGGTGAACCGGGAAGCAAGACCCTGATGGGGCCGTACAAGGAAAGAGAGGAGGCATCTGCCCTCTTGCCTGAGCCTGTCGGAAAAGAAGCCAAGCTGTCCCACAAGATGCTGCAAGTGTCCAGAAGGGCCAGAGGGCAAAGGTTCATAGTGGGTTGGTCGCATGCCCACAAGTACAAGAAGAAGGACGGTTGGACGGTGGTGTTCAAGTCCCAAAAGGTGATCGAATCATGATCGCAACGACGCGGGAAGCCGAGCGCTTGATGTTTGCTGGAAGTTTGGCCATGGCTGATATGAGCCACGCCGGCATCAAGATCGACATGCAGGAGCTTGAGAAGCAGATCACGCAGACCGACGAAGAGATCAAGAAGATCCAGGCGCAACTCAGGGAGGACGAAGTGTGGAGCGTATGGCGCAAGACCTTCGGGTCCAGCGCCGCGATTGGAAGCAAGGCGCAACTGTCCACCGTGATCTTCGACAAGATGGGGCACAAGCGCCCGAAGGCGACCGCGAAGAAGTTCCGCAGCGACGAGTACGCCAAGGAGAAGAGGGAATCCAAGTACGACGAGGCCACGTTCCAAGACGTGGACTTGAAGTTCGTGAAGCGGTTCTTCCGTTGCGAGAAGCTGAAGAAGCTGTCTGGCACCTACCTGACCGGCATCAAGAGGGAGGTATGCGAGGGCTACGTCCACCCTGACATCAAGCTGCACAGCACGGTCAGCTACCGGCCTTCCACGACGGCCCCCAATCTGGCTAATATCCCCAAGAGGAACAAGGAGATCGCCCAGCGCATCTTGGGGTGCTTCATAGCCAGGGAGGGTCGGCGGCTGATCATCCGCGATTTCAAGCAAGCCGAAGTCTGCGTGTCGGCTTGCTACAACCGGGACGCCAACCTGATCAAGTACATCTCCGACAAGTCCACCGACATGCACCGCGACCTAGCGGCCACCATGTTCGGCGTGCCGGTCGAGACGATGATCAAGTACAAGGAGTGGGCCAAGGAAACGATCCGCGATTGGGCCAAGAACCGGATGACCTTCCCGCAGTTCTACGGCAGCGTCTACTTCCAGTGCGCTCCGTCGCTCTGGAAGGCCGTGTTGGCGAAGACGTTCATGCACGACGGCAAGACGCGAGTATCGGATCACCTTGCCAAGCAGGGCATCACCCAGCTTGGCAACTGCGAACCGGGCGCTGCCGTGCAGCCGGGGACGTGGGTGCATCGGGTCAAAGAGTCGGAAGACTACCTATGGCATACGATGTTCCACGAATTCACGGCGTGGAAGAGGCGATGGCATAGGAAGTACCTCAAGCGGGGGTACTTCGATTCGCTTACCGGATTCCGCTACACGGGGCTGTTCAAGCGCAACGACGTGCTGAACTATGCCACCCAAGGGACGGCATGGCATTGCGCCTTGCAAGTGATCATCTGGACCCAGGAGGCTATCCGCAAGTACAAGATGCGGACCAAGCTGGTCAATGAAGTGTACGACTCCATGATGGCCGACGTACCAGACGAGGAAGTGCAGGACTATCTGGATATCACCCATGAGTTGATCACGGAGCGGTTGCCCAAGCACTGGCCTTGGATCATCGTGCCGATGTCGAGCGATTCGGAAGTATCCCCCATCGGGGGATCTTGGCGGGACGTGGCGGAATGGACGAAAGTCGATGGGGTATGGGGGCCGGCAAGGAAAGGATGATCGAATCATGAAACGCGGCAAGATCCTGCTGCCGGCTGTCCATGAGCCGGTGCGGATCAGGAGCATTACTCGCTTCACTTTGGATGGAACCGCCCCATGCGAAACCATCACCGTGGTGCAAGTGTGGCGAGAAGAAAAAGACGAGGGGCCGTATCACCTCTCCAACATGGACTTGGAGAAAGAGGCCAGGAGGTATCACCCTACGGCCTACAGCGTCATCGCCCATGCTTTGCTTGAGATGGACCGTGTGGTGAAGGTGGAAGCGGTGTGCTACTTCACCGGGTCCGGCATCGAATTGTCCAAGGAGAACGCATGATCGAGTTCAAATACAACGTGATCACCAGAGCGAACGGGGACAAGTACGATCTGTCGCCCAATTGGTGGGCAAGGCATCCGCATTGGAAGTTCTATGTCCGCACCAATGTTCGCTATCATGCCAACCCCAAGGTGTGGCTGGGTGGGGGAGGAGCCACGCTAGAAGAAGCAATCGCCGTCGCCACGGAATCGGTAGAAGTCAATGCCGGCAGGGCGGTAACGCTGTTGCCGGAAATGATGGCCGTGTTGGGGCCGCAGAAGGCCAAGGGCACCTTGACCGACGAAGTGATCAAGAACAAGGAGTGATTCGATCATGACCGAAGGATCAGAATGGTATCGCAAGTATCGCCCCTCCGATCTGGACGAAGTGCTGGGCAACAGCACGGAGATCCGTAGGCTGGAGGCGCTTCTGCAAGGAGGCAAGTTGCCCCATGCCGTGCTGCTGACGGGGAGCAAGGGCACCGGCAAGACTACGGTTGCCCGCATCCTGGCTAACCGGCTGGGTGCCCTGCCCGCTGATATCACGGAAGTCAACTGCGCTAACCAGCGGGGCATCGATGACATCCGGGGCATCAAGGGGGACACCTACATCCGGGCGTGGGGCAAGTGCCGGGTGTGGATCATGGATGAGTGCTTCCCGTCGTGGACGATGATCAGGTCCGAAGGAGGCAACAAGCCCATTTGCCAGATGCGAGTGGGGGACAAAGTCCAGAACTTGGCCGGTTGGGGCACAGTTCAGCATGTGTTCAAGAACACGGTTCCGCTGAATAGGATTGTCAAAGTCTACTTCGACAATGGATCGACGCTGACCACCACCAAAGAACATCTGCTCTTTACCACGAAGGGATGGAAGAAGGCAGGCGAAGCAGTCGGGGCTTGTGTTGTCAGTATGGGAAGTGGTATGATGGCTGACGTGATCGAATCACGTCAGGAGCATACCTATGAAGACATCGGTTTGTGCATTTTGCCGCAGCACGTTCGCAGTGAAGCACAGAGGGAAGCCCCCCAACTGCTGCGACAAGTCTTGCGGCCAGAAGTTGCGACAGGCGGCGATGGGGAATGGACTGATCGAAACTCGCAAGTGCTTGGAGTGCAAGAAGGAGTTCACGGCGGCAAAGTCCAACCCCAAAGTCTACTGCAACAAAACGTGTCTTGCGAACAACAAGATCAAGCGGCCAGAAATCAGGGAGAAGCTGCACAGCAAGGAAACGGCAGCGAAGATATCGGCGGCGCTCAAGGGAAGGTCTGCTCCTTGGGCGGCAACGATCTTCACGTCTCTCAGCCCAGAGCGGAAGAAGTTGATGGCGGAAAGGAGCCGGGCTACGAAGGAGGCGAAGGGGACGCTGCACGTCTGGCCGGGAGTTCGTGGCGGGAATGGCCAGTTGACGGTCCAGCAAATGGCTTTGTTGGCCGCGTTGCAGAAGGAGGAAGCGGGGTGGAAGGAGGAGCTTTCCATCAGAACGGAGAAGACGCCAAAGGAAGGGTTCCCGCACAAGTACACGGTGGATATGGGGAATACCAAAAGGAAACTGGCAGTGGAGGTGGACGGCCCTGGGCACAGACAGAGCAGGAGTATCTTGCTCGATGCGAAGAAGACGGAACGGCTGTCCTCGCTAGGGTGGACCGTGTTGAGGTTTACAAACAAGGACGTAACGACTCGTCTTTCGTGGGTACTGTCTCAGATCAAGATCGCTTGAATGGCTTTGTTGTGTTCTACGACATGGAAGTTAGCGGCCACCCCTCCTATTTCGCGGAGGGGTGGCCGGTTCACAATTGCCAAATGATGACGCCGGAAGCCCAGACGGCCATGTTGAAGATGCTGGAAGACCCTGCGGATTCCGTGTACTACTTCCTGGCCACCACGGACCCCAACAAGATCAAGCCGACTGTGCGGGACCGTTGCACGCCCGTGCCCATGTCGCCACTCAGTGATTCGATCATGGGCACCTTGCTCACGACGGTGGCCACGGCGGAAGGCTACGAGGGCGTCCCCCAGGATATCGGGGACCGCATCATCGAAGTGGCAGAGGGAAGCGCCAGGATGGCCCTGGTGCTTCTGGAGAAGGCGCTCCAGATCGAGGATGAGGAAGAAGCCCTTGCCGCCATCGGCATGAGCAGCGAGAAGGGGGAAATCTTTGAGTTGTGCAAGGCGCTGATGGGAGGCAACTACAAGTCCTGCGCCGCCGTCTTGAAGAAGTGCGAGGACGAAGACCCGGAGGGCGTTCGTCGGATGGTGTTGGGCTACTTCAGGAAGATCATGCTGAACAACCCATCCGCGAAGACGTTCAAGATCCTCAAGGCGTTTGAGATGAACTACTACGACAGCGGGAAGGCTGGGCTGGTCATTTCTTGCTACGAAGCTTGTTCCTAACCGCGACATGGGGACAATATGTATAGGTAGGGAAAGGAGGGCACCATGGTAGACGGCGACAAGTACCTGAGCATCAACATCAATGCTCTGCATGAGGAGGCCGGGCGGCAAGCTGAGTTGTTCAGCGAGCATGCCAAGCTGAAGGCGGAAGCCGACAAGGAAGCCGACGAGGCCAAGAACCACCTGAAACTGGTCACGGCCAACATGGACAAGGAGATCCGCGACGATCCCGCGAAGTACGGGATCATCAAGATCACGGAGGATCAGGTCAAGAACATCATCGTGCGGCAACCGCAGTACCAGCGGGCCGCGAAGGCGCTGATCGAAAAGGAGTACCATGCGGCGATCCACGCGACCAATGTGGACGCCTTGCGGCAGAAGAAGGACATGATCACCGATCTGGTCAAGCTGCGGCTGGCTGACTACTTCGCGGACCCTGTCCTTCCGCAACAAGGAGAGGTGGACAAGGCCATGAAGGCTGATGTGAGAAGTCGGGGGAGGAAATGACCCTCCATGAGTTCTACGGCCTAGCAGGAGCCGCACTGACTATCTGGCTCCTGGTGATGGCCTGGGTGATGGCGTGGTTGGCTTCCAATGGTTGGCAATGGGGCCAGTTCCACGCAGTTGATCGAATCAACAAGATCCTCGATGACCGTGAGGAGCTTGAGGAACGACAGAAGATCATCGAGTTTCCCAAGAGGACCGAATGATGGCTGACAAGCGGACCCAGCAGAAGCGCCAGTACACCAAGCCCAGCGAGCGGGCCACCACCCACGACAGCCGGGGCGGGGCCACCATGATCGCCCGCCCGGAGGGCATGGAGTTCATGTCGGCCAAGGAGGCCAAGGTGTACAAGCTGGACATCATCCCCTACATCGTCAAGAAGGGGAGCGACAAGCCGGGCGGCAACCCCTACGCCCCGACCGGGGCGATCCACTACGAGCGGACCTTCTGGGCACACTACAACGTGGGGCCGGCGGGCAAGCCGGTGGTGTGCCCGGCGGCGACCTGGGGCAAGCCGTGCCCCATCTGCGAGGAGCGGACCAAGCTGGAGCGGCAGCGCTCCAGCGACAAGGAAGTCAAGGCGATGATCTACGGCATGCAGCCGAAGGAGCGGCAGTTGTTCTACGTCTACGACCGCACCACCAGCGCCGAGGAGGCCAAGGGCGTCAAGCTGTGGGAGATGAGCTTCCACAACTTCGGCAAGTTGCTCGATGAGCGCATCCGCAAGGCCGTGGAGGAGAACCGCGAGCAGTTCGAGAGCTTCCACTCGCTGGAGGAGGGGAGCCGGCTGTTGGTGACGGTGTCGGAGGCCACCACGGGCGACAACAAGTACATGAAGGCGTCGATCATCGACTTCGCCAAGCGGGCCAAGCCCCTGCCGGACTCGCTGCTGGAGGATCTGGCCCCGCTGGAGGATCTGCTGGTCGAGATTCCCTACAAGAAGCTGAAGGACATGCACGACGGGGTGGAGGAAGAGGAGGAAGAGGAGACGCCGCCGGCCCGTGCCTCCAGCCGAAAGGCTCCGGTGGAGGAGCCGGAAGAGGAGGAAGAGATCGAGGAGGAGGAGGAGGAGGTCAAGCCGGCCCCCAAGCCGAAGCCCAAGCCGAAGACGCCCCCGGTGGAGGAGCCGGAAGAGGAAGAGGAGGAAGAGCCGGAAGAGGAGGAAGAGCCGGAAGAGGAGGAAGAGGAGGACGTGACCAAGTACAAGGTGGGCGACAAGGTCATGTACGACGAGGAGGTGTGCGAGGTGACGAAGGTCGCCCCGAACGGCTCGCTCACTCTCAAGGATGAGGACGGCGGCATCCACAAGAACATCGACGCCATCGAGGTGGAACTGGCCCCGGCCCCCAAGCCGAAGCCCAAGCCCAAGAAGTGAGTTGATCGGTTGGGGCGGAATCATGATCGAATCATGATTCCGCCCCATGATTCGGACGGCATCGGGGACAACAGGCGACCCCGGCCCGCATTCCCGCAAGGGACACTGGACCCATGGCGACATGGGCTTGGTGCGTGGGGCACCCTCATAAGGTTTTCAGGTTCGACTCCTGACCGTCCGATTGGAGGTATCAAAGATGAGTGACAAAGTGAAGCGTATCTTGGCAGAACTGCAACGCCCAAAGACCGAAATCAGGGTCAGCAAGGCAGACGACTTCCTGTCCAGCGGCTCCACGATGGTCAACCTTGCCATGTCCGGCTACGCCACGGGGGCGTTCCACAAGGGCGGATACTACCATCTGGTGGGGACCAGCGACAGCGGCAAGAGCTACATGACCCTGGCCACCTTCGCGGAGGCCAGCATCAGCAAGCACTTCAAGGACTATCGGCTGATCTACGACGACCCGGAGAAGGGGGCGCTCATGGATCAGGCCGAATACTTCGGCCACGCGCTGGCCAACCGGATCGAACCGGCGGCGGGCACCAAGGCGAAGCCGCAATGCTCGCGGAGCATCCAAGAGTTCTACTACAACTTGGATGACGCCTTCGCCAAGAAGCAGCCCTTCCTGTACGCCCTGGACAGCATGGACTCGCTGTACGCCGATCAGGACGCCAAGAAGTTCAAGAAGCAGAAGAACGCGGCACGCAAGGAGGGGCAGGAGGAAGAGGCCGGCTCCTATGGCATGGCCAAGGCCAAGGCCAACAGCGAGGGCATGCGGCTAGCCTACGACAAGCTCCAGGCCAGCGGGTCCATCCTGATCATCATCGGACAGGCTAAGGTGGACATGCGATTCGGCGCACCTCCGGGCAGCATGACGTTCGCGGGAGGAAGCTCGCTCAAGTTCTACTGCCACGGCCAATTGTGGACTTCTGGGGTGGGCAACATCACCAAGAAGATCGCAGGCAAGAGCAAGCAACAAGGCATCTTCGCCAGCATCAGCATCAAGAAGAACCGCCACACCGGAAGGCCCAGCAAGGTGAAGATGCCCATCTATTGGGGCACGGGCATTGACGACACCGGGAGCATGGTGGACTGGTTGGTGGAAGAAGGCCACTGGAAGGACGACAAGGGCATCAAGGCCAAGGAACTCGACCTGTTCCTGCCCCGTGAGGAACTGATCCAGAAGATCGAAGCCGAAGACATGGAAGACGAAGTCCGGCAAGTGGTGGCGAAGAAGTGGAACGAGATCAAGGAAGCCCTCATCCCCGTCCGCAAGATG